AGTCGGAGAATCTCTAGTCGGAGGGCGGGGTCTTGCTCGCATTCAAGTTTGGTGTCGGAGCTTGACAACTCCGAGACGCGCATTCCCCACTGGGAATACGCTCCCTTGATTTCTTCGAACTCGTCGTTTAGAGCCTGATCGTCCGTCATGTTGTGTCCAGCGAGATAGACAACAACCTGTTGCAAAATGGAGGTGGTGGATTCCAACAGTTGTGGGATGACGGAGAGGGATCGATTCACTTTGAATGAAAGGTCGGCAGAGTCAATGAATTTCTTTACAGTAAGATCGCCAGGTGCTTGATTGAGAATGATCTTGAATAGCACAGTTAATAAGCCTCCAGCAATTACCTTCATCAGAATATCCCCCGTACTTGATTGGAGTTCGGGGACTTCTTCTGAATCATTAGGGTTTTCACTGGTCTCATAGCGGAAATAAGTCGAGATTAGGCTCCACATGTTCTTAACTGCAGAGGCGATATACTTTTGCCAGTCTAGCCATCGGAGGACAGCCATTCCAACAAGAATACACCAAATCGGTTTGGGGAGGAGGGATTCAGTCATGTACAATATGCTACATTCACACAGAACTATAGCCATGTGCCCATATGCGCTCATCACTGAGCCAGCCATCTGGCTTTGCATTATGAGCCCTTCAGTCACGTTCTTACAGACAGAATCTCCAATCGTGTGGATGTGCTCTTTAACTACGTTCTTCAAGTCAACTGTACAGTCGGCTATCGTCGCAGGGATAGTTCGTAAACTATCAGTAATGTTAAAAAGAGCAGCATTGATGTGTTCGGGGATTTGGTGGGTGAGGTCCGCAGAGTGTTTTAAAGAGCTTCCGAGATTGCGGAGGGTCTCGGAAGTTTCAGTTAGGGTAGTCATTATATCAGGGAGAGTAGTTCGCAGAGTCGCAGTTGACGACTCAAGGTTATCCATAGAGTTCTCTAGTTTTTGGCGTGCCAGGTCGGAGGCTAATCCACCGGCAACGGAGAACATCTGAGTTTCGGGAATTTCTTCGTCCGAGTCAGTATCGAATAACCATTCATCATGAGCAGGTGAGTCCCAGTTCAGTCCACGTGTAAGTTTCCTTAAACGTGTTCTTTCCTGGTCAAACACCTTTTCACAAGAACTACAGGGTCGGTCGGGCGGTATTGTGTCAGAGGGGCATTTGTTAAGAGCCCCTAGCGGTAGGTCTAACGGGGTCGCAGGGTGCGCCACATCGAGGGTGACGGGAAAGTAACGTGCAGAGTGAAGTTTTCCAGAGAGATTTCGAGATGTGTGGAATCC